CTTCTACGACCCGCTTCATTATTTACGCCACCATCATCGTATACCTTATCAACCGTGATTCCCGTGTTTTCGCACTTGGTGCGTTGGCCCTGGGCGTTCTTTATTACATGTGGACCTCGAACCTCATTTCGGACGGTCTCCTTCGTCCGGCCTACGCAGATGACCGCGCACTGGGCCTTTTACGCGACGAGGTGACGATGCCGACCCTGAACAACCCCATGGGGAATGTGCTCATGAGCGATTACACCGAGAATCCAGACCGCCCACCAGCGGCTTGGTATCCCAGCGTCCGTGCCGACGTTCAGGCGGCGTGGAGCACCATCCACCCCTTCGAGCGTGTTCGCGACGCCGAGCGCAATTTCTACACCACCGCATCGTCCACGATTCCAAATGACCAGAATGCGTTCGCGACCGCCGCTTACGGTAAGCAGTTTGCCCCCATGTGCAAGGACCAGGGCGGACGGGCGTGCGATCCAGACAATTTCCAGTTCCATTTCCCAGAGCGCACGCAGATGCGCGGAGGTAATGGTCAGTAAGCTTGGTTTTTTTCGCAACTAAAATTAAGAATGCCACTCCTCGACGCGGCTCCTATTATTCTCCAGCCCAATATCCACATGGGTCCAGCGACTGTGGTCCTCGAGGATCTGGCCGATGCCAGTTCGTACCTGCGCGAGCAGACGACGACGGCGTCGAAGAAGGGCTGGTCCGAGCGGGCTTATGACTTTCCCAACACCTACGTGAACATCCCACAGCGTGTCATGTCGTGGGATCCCATCAGCACGTACGCCGATGATCAGAATACCCGTTTCGTTCAGCGTTACCACAGTGCGAAGAAGTAAAAAAAATAGTACCTAATCATAATAACGATGGAACCTTTGGCCATCGCCGCCGTCGTCGGTCTTGTGTTTGCCGGTAAGCGTCTCTCGGACGGTTCAGAAGAGCCCCAGGGACGCAAACCACTGCCAACCACTCGGCCAATTACCCGTCGTGATGTCGACCTCGCTGCGAATGCTCGCGATCACTCCAAGGATGCTTTTGATCTCCGTGTCATGACGCCGAATCTCGGCCGTCGCATCGGCGATTGGCGTCTCCAGCCGAAAGAGGCGGTTGGTAACCTTCAGGACGTTTCTCCGACCGCGAATCGTTTTCCATTCGGTCAGCCCGTTTATGACCTGTATAATCGCCAGTATGTGACGAACAAGATGAACAACCTCCAGCCTATCGAGCGCCGTCGCGTCGGTCCAGGTCTGGGCGTCGGCTCCAACGTGGACGCGGCGGGTGGCTTCCACCAGTACTTCCGTGTGTTGCCCAATAACATCAACGAGGAGCGCCTCACGACGCTCGAGGGCCGCAACGGTCCCGCTGATTCTTTCATCAAGTCTGGTGGCGCTGGCGGTATCGGTGAGGTGACGCACCAGGCCAAGGAGACCAAGGCGTGGTACCGCCAGCCAGCCCAGAGCCGTGGTCAGGGCCAGGGTGGTGCCGTCACGGGTGCCGAGGGCCGGCCAGAGTTTCTCAAGACGGCCCGGACCACCATTCGTGACGAGCAGACGTCCCGCGGTGACACTTTGTCCATGGGTCCCGCCCAGTACAACGTGGCCCAGCCGTACGCCGAGGGCGGCTGCGGTGCTTATACCGACAAGTCTCTCACGCGCAGCAGCGATTACCGCTCCAAGCCGGATCGCGCAGGAAACGGTCAGCGCATGAACGTCCGTAACGACCCCGTCAATCAGGTGGGCGCAGCGACCAATCTTCGCGCAGAGTCCAAGCCGGTGCCCGTCTCTCACATGAACGGTGGGCGCTTCCAGAACTATCTGGGCCCAGAGTTTTACAGATTCGATGAGAAAAAGGGTAATCGCAATCCTTTAGCCTCTTCAAAGTGCCTTGACGTGGCCATCCAGCAGCTCGAGAAAAATCCGGTTGCGCTTCCGCCCCTTTCGGCCGTCTAAAATAATCTAGACCAATTGTAAAATGAGCGGTGGTATCGTTCAACTTGTCGCAACTGGTGCTCAGGACGCTTGGCTGACTGGCAAGCCCGAGGTTTCTTTCTTCCGCTCCAACTACCGCCGGTATACCCACTATGCCAACACGGTGGAGCGTCAGGTGATTCAGGGCGCCCCCATCGCCGGCGGCATCTCCACCGTCCGTTTCGAGAAGAAGGGCGACCTGATCAACTACGTGTACCTGGCTGCCCGTGACGGCAACGGCTCAATGTGCACCATCGTCGACTGGTCCAAGGTTATCGACAAGATCGAGTTCATGATCGGCGGTCAGGTTATCGATACCCAGGACGTTGTGTACTCGACCCAGATCGAGCCCGTGACTGGCGCCCAGAACTACAGCCAGCGTCTGCTGATCGGCAATACCGGTGACAACGAGGATCCCACCAACTCTGTGACCGGCTTTTACCCCCTGAAGTTTTTCTTCAACAAGGACTGGTCCGTGTCCCTGCCCCTGGTGGCTCTGCAGTTCCACGACGTTGAGCTGCGCATCACCTGGTCTGCTGACCTGGCGGCCTCGACCGGCTTCGATGCCGCGGCCGGTGCCACCAACTACAACAAGCTGCAGTACATCTGCTGGACCAACTTCACGTACCTGGACCAGGCCGAGCGTGATTTCTTCGCCAACACGCCCCAGGATATGCTGATCACCCAGGTCCAGCGCACGATCGTTATGGGCTCCGAGACGATGCAGGAGCTGGCTCTGGCTCAGCCAGTCAAGTTCATTGCATTCACGAGCAACAACTACTCCCAGGCGTATGGCGCTCTGGGCGTCAACTCGGCTCTGGTCAAGGATCACATGCTCAAGACCCAGGTGAACGGCACGGACGTCGGTGAGTTCCGTCACCTGCCCGCCTTTGTGGAGCTGCCCCAGTATTACAACACGCCATTCGGCTACTTGCCCAACGGCGTCAATGCCGGTACCGCCAACGTGGGCATGATCAGCTACTGCCTCGACACCTCCAAGCTCCAGCCCACCGGCACACTGAACTTCTCCCGTCTGGACACGTACCGCCTGGTCGTGCCCCCTACCATCACCATCGGCGCCCTCATCAAGAGCACGTACCTGTACGCCGTTGGATTCAACGTTCTGCGCATCCAGAACGGTTTGGCTTCAGTCCTCTATAGCTCCTGATTTTTCAGGTCATTTTTTAAAAATATATATATCAGTCTCGGTCTTAATGCAACTCTGGCATTGGGTCTTGATCATAGGCCTCTTATTTTTGATCACGTACAGCCCACGTACGGGAAATCTCCGTGACTTTTTTGATACGGAAATATCAGAGGGTGATGTCAAGTCCCCGAGGCCCTCGAGAGAGACACAAAGCAATCGCAATACCCGTCAGCCTAGTGAATGATGTTCCACACTTTCTCATCGTACACGACAGAAGGTACCGTGAATGGACTTTTGTCACAGGCGGGTGTCGCCGACGCGAGATTTACAACCCACTTCGGTGTGCCGTTCGTGAACTCGAAGAAGAAACACGCGGTATCATAAACCTGAAGCGCGGCTCTTACGCCTACTTCAAGTTTTCGACCGACACGCCCGAGGCTCGGGACGTGGAAGACGGTGTGGATGTCCTGAACCACTACCACGTCTATGTATTTAACATGCAAATGACCCCCGTGGAACAACGGCACATCGTCAAACGGTTCACGGAGGAAATGGGCAAGATGGATGCCAACTCTGTACCCTTCCGCAAGAATTATGACGAGAATGACGACTGTAAATTTGAGAATCTGGATTTTATTTCAAAATTGCCAAACTTGTGGCCCATGATACGTCAACACGTCTTGGGCAACCCTGAATTCCAGCAGGCTCTTAATCAGGCCAAGATTCCTTTTAATTTGAGGGTCTGAGAGACGCCAGTTCCGAAGGAACCTTTTTCAAAACTCTCGATTGGCCGCGCTACGCACGGCCAAATAAGTGCTACACACTTACTATAGGATGACCCGGTCCAAAATCGAGTTCGCCACCATCCTGGCCACCATGCGTGGTCAGGGTGAAGACCCTAAACAACTTGCACAGGACATGTCCCTTCGCAAATTGTGTTATGAAATTGAAAAACTCGAGCAGGAGGCCGAGACTCTGAAAGAGTCGGCCCCCGAAGGGCCGCAGGACGAGACAACCCTGTCGGAACCCCCAAAAAAGCCTCCAAGACAGAAACACATCCTTTCATGGCTCTTGGATTCTTCCAGTGAAGATGAGTCTTAGAGAATTTAGGTGCTTAATTGATAATGTCAATAGATAAATGGCGTGTGCCGACCGGTCCAGCCACCCATGTCCTCATGTCCGGAGGAATGCTGTTCGTACCCACAGAGGAAATCCAGGAATTTTACCAATCCTGTGTGGATGCGATTAAATCAGGTACTAAATTGTACGTCGTCGAACAAAAGACTGATCGGTTCAAGTTTTTCGTGGACCTTGATTACAAGTCTCATGAGAAATTGAAGGATGAAGATCTTTTACAATTTTGTTCCATAATTCATGATGCCATTGATCAGACCTCGAGGTGTCTCATCGCTCGGGCCAGGCCCCGACCCGTCGGCGAGGGGCTTATTAAATCAGGGGTTCATGTTCACTGGCCAGACCTTGTCGTCACCAGAAATCAGGCTCTTCAATTTAGAACCAAAATTATTTTAAAACTCACAGAGTACTTGGCCTTCGATTGGGACCGTATCATAGATGCGTCCGTCTATGGAGGCTCGGGACTTCGTATGCTTTGGTCCCATAAGAAACCCACCGGTGATCCATACATTCCGTGGAGGGACTTACTGGAGGCCACCCCGTTCGCCAAGGAGCCGAACGTCGAGACCCTCACGCTCTTTGCCGTGCGTACGGACGACGGGGACGGCCCTCCACCCCATGAGGCTCTCGAGAACAGCGGGCCTCTCCAAGACTACATCAGGCGCGTACTCGAGGGGCAGAGCCGGACGCACCTCAAGAAGGTCCAGCGACACGACCACGACGGTTGGTTCGCTCAGAGCGACTCCAAGTACTGTGAGCGGGTCCAGAAGGAACACAAGTCGAATCACGTATGGTTTTCCATGCGGTCAGGACGCGTCTCTCAGCGATGCTTTGACGAAGAGTGCCGTGAGTTCAGGGGTCGTGAACATATTCTTCCTCCATCAATAGTAGAGCAACTCAATGAAGTTGCTATTGTGGGTAGTCCTTCTTGTAGTTTTCTTATGGATTTTCTTTCCGATGGGTCCCGTCGCACGTTTCAAGAAGTACAAAGAGAGGGTCCACGCGTATTCGGGTCTGGACCCAAAGAGCTGGGAAAGATTTTTGACCAATCTCCAAGAGTTCGAACAGTTGGTTTCGACGGACCAACTTGACGAATCGGCCAAGGCTTTGTACGGTGCCGTGGAAAACATCAGGGACTTGGCGCTCGGAATAAGACGCGCAGACGATGCCGAATACCAGGAGACGCTCGACACCATCGCCAAGGAACTAGGCTACGAAGGCGAATTTATGATTAACGAGCACGCCAACGCCAAGGGCATTCAGTTCTTCCCAAAGTACTTAAACGAATCACTCGTAGATTACCCAGATGTCCGGCCAGAAGGCCCCTTCCCCAGACTCCGTGCCGACACCTGAGCCTCGCACGCGTTCAGGACGCGTCAGCAAGCCTCCAGTGCGTTACGAGCCCGTCGAGCAGGTTGAGGATGATTACGGTGAGGACGATTATGATTCAGACGAGTCGGACATCAAGACGGACGGGGACATTGATGACTTTTCAGAAGAGGACACGGACGGGGACTCTGACGCTGATGAAGATGGAAATTTAGACGGCTTTGTCGTGCCAGATAAAAGCGAGAGTGACGATTCAGATAGTGACGACCATGGAGAACCTGCCGTTCCTGTCAAAAAGCGACCAGCCGTCCCAGTCAAGAAACGGACCGCCGTCCGAAAGTGATTGGCCGGTTCAGGAACAGCCACGCCCCATGTTTCAACGCGACCTTGAGACTCCCCAAAAGGACCCCCTCGAGTTTCTAAAAAATACAAACCCTGTAGGTCTTATTCTTCTCGGCATCGTCATCGGCGTTTTGATAGTCAGTATGCGTCCTATTGTTGTTCAGGGAAAGTGACCAAGTCCGAAGGACTTGTGAACCCGCCTCGACTCAGGATCAGTTTACGAGGTACAGAACCGCGTTTCCAGAACTGGAATCAGCTCCAATAAACTCCCCAATAGGACCCGTGCGTTTCACACGGACATCCTCCTGAAGAAAACCCAGCCAAGGATTCTCACGAGTCTGATCGGCTGGTTCCATATCTCTGAATACATCAAACTGATTGTCATGAGCGGCAACAGTTTGAGATATTCTTGCGGGTGCCGGTGGGAACCGCTTGTACGCCATGTACAAGAGGACTAGGACCACCACGACCGCAATCAATTTAAAAATCATTATTACTATTTGTGAATATTTTTAGGCGGCGTCAGGAACCTCCTCCTCCTCCTCGATGATTGGTGCTTTGGTCTCCGCCGCACGATCCGCCGCGTCCTGCGCCTCCTTGCGCTTCATAACCTCGGCAGCCACGCGAATGTCCGCCTTGGCCACCAGCTCCTCCATGGAAGCCTCGGGGAACGCCTTCTTCAGATCCTCGAGCAGATCCGCCGGGTGAGGAATCGGTGGAACGTCTGGCTTGGTGTAGTACTTGCTGTTCTCGTCACCTGGCGTGATGTAAGGAGTCTCGGACCCCTCGATGGGCGTGGCCATCATATCACGCTTACGCTTCTCGAACATGGCCGCCGCAGACTGCTGACTCTTGCGGTAGTTGACCATAATCTCCTCGAGCTTGTCGTTCTGGTAGTGAACGTCCTCAATCTCATCACGCTTTGGAGGAATCAGAAGCCACTTGTACATGTCCACGACGTAAATGTCAACAAGGGCGTCATCCTTCTGGAGGCGCTTGGCGTGGGCACCAGCCTCGTCACGGGTCGGGAAGCAGCCGCGGATCTTCAGACCCAGCTGCTCATTCTTCTGGGGCAGATCTGGGCCGACAAACGACACGCACGCAAAAAGCTGTCCTGGAACGGTCAGATAATCACTCTCGAGTGAACCCATATAAAAGATACACGCATTTTTCTTTTAAGTTGTTAAACGCGGGGAGTTAAAATGAATATTTCAACTCAGGACATTCGCAAAACTCACAACAATTACAAACGCCAACTGATTAACAAATGGGTCAGGCCCAATTCATACGTTCTAGATTGTGGATGCGGTCGGGGTGGCGACTGGTGGAAATGGAAGGCGGCCGGTGTTCGCGTGGCTGCCATAGACCCTGACCACGAATCGCTCGATGAGGCTGAGAAACGGGCCTCTGAAATGGGTCTGGACGTCTGGTTCCTCGGGCAGGGTGATATCCGCCAAGCGGCCTTTGCTGGTCCGTTTGATATGGTCTGCTACAACTTTTCGCTTCACTACATTTTTGAAAATGAAAAGACACTCGAGGAATCCTTGAAGGCTATCAAGGTTGCCCTGAAACCTGGGGGTTTGTTGATTGGCATAACACCCGAGAAGGACAGGGCCGTGTGTATGGCCAACGAATACGGGCGTTTCAGGGACACACTCGGAAACCAATTTGAAATCAAGGGTGACAAACTCGACGTCCGGTTGTCAGACGGTCCCTTTTATGCCAGTGGGGCCAAGGAGGAGCCCCTCTTGGACGGACGGGTTCTTATCGAACGCCTGAAGGATCTAGGATTTGACCGACTCGTATGGGAGCCCATGGTTCCCAGACCGTCGGGGCTGATCTCGGATTTGTATACGAAATTTGTCTTTGTAAATGGTAGAGGAGATGAACCAACTAGCTTATCTCGCAACGGGACTGACGGCCCTTGCTCTGGCGGTTCTCACGAATCAAGAACCTAAAATGCTGACGGAACTGAAGTACAGATACTTCAAGACGCTCGACATTCTTCGTGAGACTGGTGACCCCATGTGGAAACCCGTCCTGAAGCCCGCCATCATCACAGGGCTCAACGGGAAGAAGGATGGCGTCATAGGTTCCAACGTCAACAAGGGGTATGAAATTTACATCTGCCTGGATGGAGACGATGTAAATTCAGCTTTTTATGTGCTCATACACGAGTTGGCCCATATGACCGTGCCAGAGTATGATCACTCGATCAAATTTTGGGAGAATTTTGAAAAACTGAAAAAGATTTGTGTAGATTCAGGTTTGTATGTCAAGGGTGGGGAACGCAAGTATTGTGGGGATTCCATCCGAGATTGAGCCGGGGGGAGAGTGCCGTAGGCACTCCCTGGTCTCAAACTCGTAGGCCGGCCGAAGGCCGTACTAAGAACAGGACGCTACGCGTCCTCCTTAGGCCTTGTCCCCAAGAAACTGCCGGGCAAAGTAGAAGATGACGGCGGCGATAAGTGCCGTCACCGCCATACCCGTCATGGAAATCTCGCCATTCTCACCCAGAAACTTGGGCACCATCGTGCTCAGTTTACCCTGGACAGGCTTGGAATAGGCGATGACCGCCGCCACGCCCGCCAGAGCCGCGTACCACTGCTCGTCGGTGAGGCCGAATGGGTTCTTGGACGAACCCGCAGAGCCCTTGGACTTGGACTGCTTCTGGGGCGGCGCCTGCTCGTATGGCGACCCCTGAACCTCATCCTGCATCATCTGTCCTGGACCGGGCATGACTTCCTCAATCGACGACGAAAACTCCGCCATTTGAGATTCGTCAAGGTTTTTTTCGGGCTGTGGCGCCTCGCGTATCAGGCCCGTGGGCACCGCGCGCTTGTCCTCGTTTTGGGGGGGCATCGGTGTTGCCAAATCAGAAACGCTCGGGTCGTATGACTGCATCTACTTCTGGGTCCGAAAAGAAAGATCAATTAACTACGCGCCTTCTTGACGATCACGGTCCCTCCGCGCCGCTGGGTCACCGGGGCCAGAGGTTGCGCGACCGCCCTGGGGTTGTAGTGCCTCTGATGGTACTGCCAAAAGGCTGGTGACCCCACGTGGAATCCCCGTCGTATGGGCGCCTTGTACCAGAACACGCAATCTGTGATCTTGTTGCTCTTTGACGTGTTGTCGAGCACGAGGCACTCGTAGTTTTCCGTACAAGCGTCCATGACCTGTGCAAACTGGTCGAACGTCGGGAAGACGCCGAAGAACGCCTTGTACAGGTTCTCACGGTTTTGCCTGACGTTGTCGCGCAGGGCGAACACGTAGTCTACATTCGTACGAATCATGGGCGTCATGTCCATACAGTACTGAGTCGTCATCATGAAGAAAATCTTCCAATGGCGCCCGTTCATGAAAAGCTGACGGATACACACGTCCCTCATAAAGCTTCGGTCGTACATGCAGTCGTCCATGAGGATAAAGACCGGACTACACTTTCCGATCGCTAAGAGCTTCTTTTGACGATCTATAATCTTTTCGAGCGCATCCTTGTTATAATCGCCATAGACGAACAGGTCGGGAATAAACTGCTTGTAGTACCCGTTACCCTCCTCCGTGCCTGACATGGCGATGCCGGCTGGAATGTTCTTTTTGTGCCACAGAATATCCGTCACGAGCGTGGACTTGCCCGTTCCACGCTTTCCTATAAAGACGCAAACCTTGTCATCCGCCATCTTAGACGGATCAAACTTCCTGAGCTGAAGCGTCATATCTGGTAAGGAGACAGGACTTATTTATCGCGCAGCGCCGCGGACTAAGACCGAGAGAGTCGCGTAGCGACTCCCCCTCGTGATCCTGGGGGCGCGGCCTTTGACTCTAGAAAACAATGTTTTCCTTTACTAGAGGCAACGATGAGTGCCGGTTATATCCAGTTGGCCGCCATCGGTCAACAGGATGCATATCTCACAGGGGATCCCCAAGTGACGTATTTTTCGGGCATGTACCGCCGTCACACCCCCTTCGTGCTTGAAGCATACGACATCCCCTTCCTGGATCAACAGGTCAATTACGGTCAGAACAACATCTGTAAAATTCCAACCAAGGGGGATCTCGTGCGCGGCCTGACGCTCAAACTTCAGTTACCGGCTCTCAACAACCCCGGCGCCGACTGGACGTGGCCGACACCACCCGCGGTCAGCACAAACGAACCATACTTGTGTGTCATCTCCCCAGCAACAGCCGGAGCCAACACGACCCTCACAGCGACCCTTTTCGTCCCATCATATTCGACGAATAACGCCTCCCTGTGGCTCACGACCACCTTCACACCCTACGTCGAGTACAACCCAGTGGAAAACAAGTTCGTCTTCAGCAACTGTGCATCCATTGAAGTTGAGAATTCTAGCGCGTACTTGGCCTCTGGAGTCTTTTTTGGTTTGGATCCCAAGGCGTACACGAGCATAAACCCCGTGAGCGGCAACCTCGTGTACACTGTGAATAGCACGTCCAATTTACAGGCAAATTCAATTTCTCCGTCCAATGTCTCTGCAAATTTCATATCGACCGTGACCCGTACAAGCGACTTTACACTCGAACAGGCGGGGTGGGTAAAATCAACTGGCGCCCTTCCAGCAGACACCAAGACTGGGCTGTTCACTTTCCTGAATCAACCCTATAACGTGTCTGGTTTACAGTTTCTTGATTTTGCGGGAATCTCAATAACTGGTCCGTACTGGACGACGGCTGATAGATCGGCAAAATATCCCGTGACGACCGGCGGCCGCATTCAGTTTACAGACTCGGGGCTCTATGCGATCAAGGCGGGCTTCGAGCTCGGCGCCGGTTCCATGGCCACCTTCAGCTATGGGTCGAGCACCAACGAATCAATCGAAGGTGGTGCACCGGTCAATCCCAATTTTGAATACTCTTACACTTTCCGTGTGTCCCCCGATCCCTCCATGCCCGTCGTCATTCCAATCAAAATCACGAATACTGCCAACACGTACTATTTCTACGTCACGAGCACTGGAACCCAACTTCAGGCCAACTCCTATATTTCTATAAATCCCGTTGATGAAATTTACAGGTTTAGCTCGGACGTCGTCATGGACGCAAACCCGTGCAGAATCCAGTTGTACGGAAATGTTGCTGTATCGGGTGGCACGAGCCTGACCCTTTCACCCAATTCTATTATAAAATTCGGACAAGCGGGAGAATACCTCGTGACGGGTGTCCTCTCTTTGACCAGTGGTTACGTTTCGAACGTCTCAATATGGGAAGGCTCCAATCTCCAATATGATTATGACATGTCTGTTCAGGGTCGCGACCCCACATTTGCGTTCACTCTGCCAGTCATCGTCTCGGACGCGACCCGTGATTACACCATGAACATCACAACTACTACGACGACCACCATCCTCTCCAATAGCTATTTTATAGTGAACCGTGTCGGTGTCTACACGGGGATGAACCCGGACACGGTCGTTTTACCAGATAACGGATTAACCTTCCAGTCAAACGTCACTACCCTCACGAGCCCTTTTGATTTCATCTCAAATTTCACATCCAATGGAGTGTCGAACCTCATATCCTATACGAGCGCCGGCCTGAACTTTAGCAATGCGGGAACCTTTATGCTCACAGGCGCGGTGTGTACGGCAGATCCTGTGACGAGTATCACGTTCGGCCCAAGGACGTACCAGGTTGGCGTGGGTCTCTTGCCCCCTTATACGTTTCAGGTTCCTCTTGTCGTGACTGACACGTCAGCAACTTATCCAGTATCGGTGACCGTGGCCGGTTCGACCGCCGCCCCCAACATTTTTTCAAATACGTTCATCTCCGTGTACCCCATAACCAGTCCTACCCAGCAGGCGGCCAATCAAATCTATTCCTATTACGATTCAGTCGGCACGTGGGCAATCAAGACCGCCGACCTCAAAATCGGTGGCCAAACGATCCAGAGCCTCACGGGTGAAGCCATAGAACTGTGGAACGACCTCCACGTATCATATGAAAACCAGCCGGGCCTCCAGGTTCTGACTGGTAAAAATGACACTGGCACGACCATCAACCCACCGGGCCGCACATACTTTGTCAATTTACCCTTTTATTTCTACGGAAATCCCGCCCTGTATTTGCCGCTCGTGGCTCTCGGGAGACATGACGTGGAGGTTCACGTCACCTTCCGAAACTTTTCCGAGTTGACCGCCGTAGCAACCGTCAACTCTCCGACTCTGGGAGCGACCATCATCGTCGACTATGTTTACCTCTCGGATCCTGAAATCAACTGGTTTCAGCGGGCCCGCCTCGACTACGTGATTACACAGTGTCAGTACCAAACCATCGGTCTCTTGCCGAGCTTCCAAAACGCCGTGTTCAACCTGGATCTCAAGAATCCCGTGCGCGAACTCTTCTTCGTGGTCCAACCAACAAACCAGCTCCCGTATGACTATTCGAACAACGCCGTTCTGAGTTTTGGACTCAGCTTCAACGGCCAAGAGGTTTTCACGACCGACACGACGGACGCCCTTTACACGGGAAGTTTAGAGCCGTTCAACCATTACGAAAACTTCCCCCAACGCAACTTCTTCATGTACTCCTTCACGACCAATACGGGGTCCCCCAAACCCCACGGTCAGATCAATTTCAGTCGAATCAAGCAGGTTCTGTTGACGCTGAATTGCGGCGGACAAGCCTTCTTACCCGCCAAAGAACTGCGGATCACGGCTGTAAATTACAACATTTTACAGATTGCTGACGGATTGGGAGGTCTGAGGTTCAACACCTAGGGGGCAAGACCTGAAAGGTCCTTGCCCGTGGCCGCCCGTAAGGGCGCGCATAAAACTGTATGAACCTCTAAGGAAAAGCGCCTAACGGCGCGTAAATAACCTCGAAGGAAAAGCGCCTACGGCGCTCTCTTTTTTCCTGCGAACTTATTAGAGATGGCCTCCCGAGCCAGTTTAACCTTTTTAGGTCAGGAGGATATAGCCCTGAGTGTAGATCCACAGGTTACGTATTTTAAAGAAAAATATGAAGGTTCGAGCCTCTTCTCGTCCCGCGTAGACAAGGTTCAGTTTGATAACGGCGCGCTCGTCATGGGCGCCGAGAATTTCATAGAACTCCCGCGCTCCGGGGATCTCATAACCGAAATGTATCTCAAAGTCTTTTTGCCGCCCAGTCTCCTGTCTGTCGTGGTGGAAGAGTCTGTCGGTACCCTCTTCATCGAACACGTGGAGATATATTTTGGATCTGAATTAATTGAAAGAATTTATGGAGAATTTATTGCTATGAAATACGATATTGAAGTGCCCCAAGGTAAACAAGCGGCTCTCAGAGGCCTCATAGGTAAAGGTACACAGGTCGCCGCCACCGGTTACACTATCCCCCTCCCCTTTTCTATTCTTGAAAAGGGAATTCCTCTGTGCGCCATGAAAGAACAAGTGACGTTTCGGATCGTCACCAACCCCACCGGGACCTTCACCCTGCCACCCGTCGACATCGTCGAGCCCGTCACCGCCTTTTTACATGTGGAATACACATACCTCGGACAGAAAGAGATTGAGTATATCCGACGGACCCCAAAGATCCACGTCATCGAACAGGTCCAACTGGCCGAGTTCTTCGCCTTGGCGGGCGCCACAGCCGTCCGGTGTAACCTAGGGTTCTCAAACGTCGTCAAGGAACTCTTTTTTGTAATTCAAAACCAAAATGCCAACGGGTACGACTTTCTGGCCAACAACACATCAAACGTCCAGCAGATTGTCAACCTCGAGCTCCTTTTCAACTCTACCGAACGCATTTCCACCGATGTAGGATCCCCCCTGTTCCTCCGAGTCGTCCAGGGTCTAGAGTTTCATACCCGCGTTCCAGCCTATTATTTCTACATGTACTCTTTCAGCCTCGACCCCGAATCCAGACGGCCATCAGGCGGCGTCAACCTCTCACGAATTCAGAATCAAATTTTGAAACTCAACTTGAATCCCAGCACAGACAATAGAAACATCAGAGTCTATGCTGTAAACTATAATTTCGTCCAGGTTGCCAACGGGTCCGCGACCATTCTGTTTTCGAATTTTCAGTAAGAGGAGACTTTTTGACGGCCGCCGGTCCGCAACTGCGTGACTTCTCTTCCCCAATTTTGTTTTAAAATTCCAGAAGAGACAATGGACTCTTTGACTCCCCGGTCAGGTGATGGCGACTTTGACACCTCTGCGATCCTCGAATCGGCTCTCGACATCTTCAGGCCCGTCATGGAATCTGCGACGGTCATGGCCGCCCACTACGCAAAGGCGTGCGGCCGTGACGTGGTTCTCCAGGAGGATATGAGGTTCGGTATGATGTTCGCGGCCCGGTACGTCACGGGGCGGCAGATAGGGTCTTTGTTTCCTGAAATCTATGAGGAATCAGGGGAGTCGCGCAGCGACTCTTCCTCCGAAGGTTCCGAAGGCTCCGAATACGACCCAGACGGCGAGGACGAGGAATCAGGAAGTGATTCCGGGTGGGAAACCGTCTCTGATTCTGAAATGGTTTGGACCCGCTACGAGGGCACGGACGATGATCAGGCTCTCAAAATGAACGAGTGTGCCGACTCTTGGGACGCGTGGGAACCCCAGAACCCCTCAGAACGTGCGTTGAAAAACGCCATAGACAAACAGCGTGAAAATTAGATGACCCCGGGGTGGTGGGTCCAGGAAGATTCCGACGAAGGCTTTGATCTCTCCAGGACTCGGCCCAAGTACTCCGTCTTGTTAGAGGAGGAGGACTATGAAACCGACGATGACCTCGTCCCAGGGTTTGATAAGGGTCCAGAGGAGAATTACGGGGGAGTCGCGTGCGACTCCTGGGGGGCGGTCGAGACTTGGGACCCTTGGGAACCGTCATATTTTTTTCTCCTAAAATAGTACAAATGGCCGACATGATTTCCGCTATCGCTCTCCAGCTCGAGGCTCAGTCCCTGAACTCCATCGTGGGTGGTTTCGCTTTCGCCAGCGCCCTCGCCTGGATGGCATTCGTGAAAATCGTGGTGGCTTCCATCGTTCGCGTCAGCGCCGATGGCCTCAAGGGCACCGCCCTGACTGCCCTGTTCACCACCCTGCTCGCCATCGTCGTGTACATGGCCATCAAGGCTCTGGCGACCAACGTGAAGATCAATGAGCCTACCCAGCCCGTCTACGCCGTAACAAAGTGAGTGTGTTTGTTACCAATTTGACGGGATTTTAAAAATATAAAAAACCAAGCGGACCTTAATGGTCCCAACCAAATTTAGACCGTTTCTGGTTTTGGTTGGGGAGTTGGGAATTGTAGAAAATCGTCCGCGTATTCTTTGAAATTCAGGCCGAACACAAAGTTTTGGTGCGAATAAAGACTTCCTCTCCATAAAAGCGTTTCTGGTTTGATGTACACGCTGTAATAGGAAAACACATCATTATAAAAGTTTTCATTAAATCTCGATGATTTTATATCATTACGTCGACACCATTCTTTGTATTTAACGATGAAGAAACTCATAGGACAGTACTTTGACGGATCCAGTATGATTACATCGGATTTAATGAATTTTTTGAGAGGGTGTTTATCGAACATAGAAGTTGGTTTCTGGTTCACAGATCCATTGATTATTTCAATCATTCGATTCTCGTCACCTATAAAGTATTCGTTACCTCTTGGATGTTTTCCAAATTCGTTCCTAAATATATCGATGATATGATTCTCTAATGACAACAAGTCATTCTGAACTTTTCGCACGTACACAATCACCGAGTCGGCCGGGTAACTCTTCAACCTCTTCAGTTGCGTCCCGTACTCCTGTTCCGTCCTCCCAATTTTGTATACTCCGTCAGCCATCATGATTAGGTAGATGTAGGCAAAGGGCATCTTTACTTTGGCCTGAGAAAAAATTTCTAGAAATTTCACGATGACTGCACCGACTCACTAGCCTTACCATCTATGGGTTCCTTTTTAGGAGTAATATTTTTTGAAAGAGCTTCAATAGACTTTTTCCCCTGTGACGAAAATTCGAGAAACTCTTCGTAGGTGTGAATGGTCTTGCGCTGGTCCATTGGGGGCCAATCCTTCGCGCGTGGAAAAAAGGATTTGGCCCGTTCAAAAAAGTCGTCACCGTCCATATGTTTATGAAGCGGCCTATTTTTTAAACACGGCGCTGCTAAACACCCAATTCGTGTGGCGCCGTCTGGGCATGTTCATGAGGTGACTGGTCCAAAAGTCTCTGACGGCCCCGAAATAGTACGAGGCAGGTTCGATGGTTCCTTGCCAGTTATGGTCCTTGAGGTGAACACCCGAAACGTTCTCGACCCACTCCTCAAATTCCTTGTACTTTTGCCAGCCTGAGAGTTCCAGGAACGGCCAGAGTCTTTCGTGTAAGAGCAGGAGGGTCAGGATACACAGACGTTCGAGTGTTATGATATCAGCTTTCCCTATGCGTTTCACGAGTATCTTGTCTTGAAGATCATCCTTAGAATTTATGACGACACACTTGTTCTCGTCCATGGTAAAGATTTGCTTAAGTACGTTCTGGATACAGCCCCTCTTGGTCCCCTCGTTGGTAGGTCCGACTACATGCATCATCGTCACGTCTTCAAAGTCATTGAGTTGGACATTATCGAAATATTTACGTGGAGCTCGCTGGTACGGTTCTGTATCTCCACATGGGTTCTTGCGCGCAATGTGTCTCAGATACGTGGTCGTACCCGTGGGCTCCTTGGAAAAGTCCCGTCCACACTTTTCACACACCAAGTTCATGGTCGTCCTGGGGCGTCCCATTCCTACCTTGGCCTGAGAAAAAGTTTCTCGAATTTTCGCCACGCCCAAAACGTCCGACTACCACTGGGTATACATGGGGTATATACTATGAGGTAACTTTCTTTTCTAGTACCTTCAATAGAATAAAATGACCATGACGAAATTTCGAGAAACTCACCTCATCATCTGTACCGGCACCTGAGGACCGACCTGGGCAGTCCCTGGCCGGTTCCCAAACGTTTTCCA